GTGGGGCGAAACATGCCCAGTTCATGCAACTATCCGTCCTTGGTTCAAAGATCCCAACATGGAAGCACTGGGCCGCACATACTGGAAGAAGCGTAGTTACGTTTTCCAAGGCTTTGTGGTATCAAGTCCAATGGAAGAAGACACTGTGCCGGAAAATCCAATCCGTCGCTTTGTAATTTCTCCACAGATCTTTACGCTTATTAAACAAGCACTGATGGATCCTGACATGGAAGAATTACCAACAGACTACATGCGTGGTACAGACTTCCGTTTGAACAAAACGCAAAAAGGTGGCTATGCTGACTACTCAACAAGTGGCTGGGCACGTAAAGAACGTAGCTTGAACGAAGTGGAATTGCAAGCAATTGCAACACACGGCCTGTTCAACTTGAACGACTTTATGCCTAAGAAGCCAGGCATTGATGAACAAAGAGCAATTATGGAGATGTTTGAAGCATCTGTTGATGGCCAGTTGTACGATGCTGACAAGTGGAGCAAGCACTACCGTCCAAGTGGTGTCCAAATCTCTGGAGCAGGCGCTGCCGCTGACACAGACGAAGATACTGCAAAGGCAACTTCTGCACCTGCCCCTCGCCCAGCACCTGTTGCTTCACAATCGGCTCCAGCAGCCGCAACAGCACCGATTGCACCTGCTGACACTGGTGCCGCAAAGCCCAGCGTTGACGACATCCTTAAGATGATTCGTAACCGTACATCAACTTAATTGACGTACAAGGAGAGTGGAGTACCACTCTCCTATTTTCATCTACAAGGATTACAAATGGCAACTAAAACATTTGATGTCTCTAAATTTCGTAAGAGCATCACAAAAAGCATTGAAGGATTAAGTATCGGCTTCAATGACCCAACTGATTGGGTATCTACCAACAACTTTGCACTTAACTATTTAATTAGTGGCAACTTTAACAATGGCATTCCATTGGGCAAGGTCACAGTATTTGCAGGGGAATCTGGTGCAGGTAAGAGTTTTATCTGCGCAGGAAACATAGTCAAGAACGCACAAGCTCAAGGCATTTTTCCAATTCTAATTGACACAGAAAACGCCCTGGACGAAAAGTGGTTGCATGCACTTGGTGTTGATACAGCCGACGATAAGTTGTTAAAACTTAACATGGCCATGATCGACGATGTAGCCAAGATGATTTCAGAGTTTGTTAAAGACTACAAAACAATGCCAGTTGAAGGCCGTCCTAAGATTTTGTTTGTACTTGACTCGCTTGGTATGTTGTTGACACCAACTGACGTTAACCAATTCAATGCAGGTGATATGAAAGGTGACATGGGTCGTAAGCCCAAAGCACTTACAGCACTGGTTCGTAATTGCGTAAACATGTTTGGCGACTTAAACTTAGGCTTGGTATGTACTAACCACACATACGCTAGTCAAGACATGTTTGACCCAGACGACAAGATCAGTGGTGGACAAGGCTTCATCTATGCTAGCAGTATTGTCGTTGCTATGCGTAAGTTGAAGTTGAAAGAAGACGAAGACGGTAACAAGATTTCCGAAGTTAAGGGTATTCGTGCATCATGCAAAATCATGAAAACACGTTACAATAAACCGTTTGAATCTGTACAGATTAAAATCCCGTACGAAACAGGCATGAATCCCTACAGCGGCCTTACTGACTTAATCGAGGGCAAGGAATTGCTTAAGAAGGAAGGAAATAGCCTTGTTTATACCACAATTGACGGCGAAATCATTAAGAAATTCCGCAAAGGTTGGGAACGCAATGACGATGGTTGCTTAGATAAAGTAATGGCAGAAATTACAGAGCATCCGCATTTGCTAGGTAAGAGTACTCCTGAAGTTGTTCCAGAGTCTGAACTAGTCGAGGAATAAATGTCATTTGACCATGAATCATGGTTGAGGAAGCAAGGTGTACGGATCACTGGTCGGCACACCTTGCGCCGCGCTTTTGTCGCCAGTTACATGAATCAATGGACCAGTGATCAGGAAGATGGCCAAATCAACTGGGCCAAACAGTACACTACAACACAAGAGCAAGTGTATACCGTTGAACTTGATGAACGTACTATTGAAAGATTAGAACGTATGGAAGCCGACATACATCATGCAATTGATTATGCCAATCGCAACTATACATCTCGAAGTGACATTGGATATAAAGGTGGGCCAAGCGATGTAACTGCGTTTTTCATTGAGAACAAAGAACGTCACGAGGAATTGCTTAAAGAAAACTCAATGTATCGTGACGCATGGAAAGAGTTTCAGTCCATTCGTGCCTTACTCGGCGAAACTCCCCATTGGCCTTGACAGCAACTTGTGCTATAATAGTCCTATGCAACTTAAACTATTGATTGAGCAACTGCAAACGCTGTATGAATCTGAAATGATTCATTATGATGTCATGGGCGAGCCAGAGATTATGATTGATTGTTTTAAGCGTACAGCACCAGGTGAGTTTGCATATGGTGGCTTTAGTGATAGAATAGAAATACAACGTAGCAGTGATGGCGTGTATCCTATACTAAATGCATTTTGGGACGATGAACGATGATTACAAAATTAATGCAACGGTTAGGAAGACATCGTGTTATTATGGATCGTCAAGCCAATGAACCGTACTTAGAAAGATATTATGTTTTCCTCAAAGACCGAAAGCAATTTCCATTTAATGTGTTTATTCACAAGTTTCTTAAATCAGACCCCGATGATGTGCATGATCACCCATGGCCTTATGCTACTTTAATTTTGAAAGGTGGATACTATGAATGGATTCCAGAGTTTGACAGAGATGGTAAAAAAATTGCAGAGTTTCGTCATTGGCGTGGGCCAGGACACTTTAGGATATGTGGCGCTAACAGTTATCATCGTATTGAGCTTGATCCTAACATAACAGCATGGACAATGTTTATGCCAGGCCCACAAAAACGTGAATGGGGATTCCTTGTAAAAAACAAATGGATACACAATGATGAATACCTTAGCAAAATGGCAAATCAAAAGTAATTCATTGACTAAGTATCGCAGTGCCAAATTGACACATTAAATGGAGAGAATATGATAACAAGTGATTCAGGTGAAATGTTAGTCCAGATGTGGCTTTCACTTAAACCTTATATTGATAAAAAGGAACGCTCAGATGCAGCCTTGGCATTTTTACAAGCAGCAGGTGACTTTGTTGATTTAGAAACTGCCCGAGAAGAAGCAAGCGATGCTGATACAATACTTGCTTCAGCCTTTGCTGCCATCTTAGGCGAAGATGAGGAAGACCAAGTAGAAGACGACGAGGAATATTAATGAGTCATTGGTATAGGAAGGTAGCCGCAGATATCAGCAATCTTCCTGATTGTATTGCTTACTTTGAAGGTGAGTTAGTACAGGCAAGAATTGAATTAAAGATCAGTGGTAGTCTTGAAAAAGCTATTCGCGAAATGCCCGGAGTTTTTGAATATCGGTTTAGCCAACTGCAAGAGATTGAAGCAATTCTTGAACAGCTGAACATTGAAGTTCGAAAACTTCGCAGTGCAAAATTCCGTCAATTCACTGAGCACTATAACAGAGCATTGACAAGCCGCGATGCAGAAAAGTATGTTGACGGTGAACCAGATGTAGTTAATATGGATTCAATTGTAAATGAATTTGCATTGGTACGGAACAAGTTTATTGGTATCACCAAGGCGCTTGATTCAAAGCAATTTCAAGTTAGTAATGTGACCCGTCTTCGTGTAGCTGGAATGGAAGACGCAGAGCTTCGCTAATTCTGCTTAAAAAATAGACAATTTAGCCCTTAACTTTAAGGGCTTTTTTGTGGCTAAAATACAACAAAAATAGTAGCAGAAAACGGTTGACGCTTGGCCCAAAGAGCGTTATAATAACACATAGACAGCAAAAAGGGAATCATGCAGTACACATTGATTACAAAAAACGGTAAAATCATGCAATTTTACATCAAAGCTGTCGCTGATATGTATCAGCAGGGCTTGGGCGGTGTTGTTATTACGCAACAAGTGTTAAAAACAGCAAAAAACGGTTGCTCTCTGACCCAAATGGCAGTATAATCAATACTGTAGCAAGTTAATTCATCCACGCAAAGGAAAAACATGTCAGCTTACATTACAATTTTGAACGGCACATACCGTAATTTTACAATTGCTAACCAAACGTTTGCACTCGTTGCAGATTATAAAGAAGGCACTAAGGGCGGCTACGTTACAGTGCTGGCAGACGAGACACTTGGCGAATTCGCTGGTCGCGAAGTTCGTGTTAAAGTGGAAAGCATGGCTGATATTGAGCCGGCTACTGCCGCAACCTGCGCCGCTCCTGTGGTAGCAGTTACACCTAAAAAAGAAGCAAAGCCAGTTGAATCCGATGAACAGGCAATTGAACGTATCCGCGAGCGGTTTGACATCTTGGAAGAGATGACAGAAGGTGCAGTTGATGGTACTGTTCGTGCTATGATTGTTGTTGGCCCTCCGGGCGTTGGTAAGAGCTTTGGTGTTGAGAAGGTACTTGACAAAGCCGCAATGTTTGACAAAATTGGTGGCACTCGCCCACGCTATGAAATTGTTAAAGGTGCAATGAGCGCCATTGGTTTGTATTGCAAGCTCTACAATTACAGTGGCGCTGGCAATGTGCTGGTGTTTGACGATTGCGACAGTGTACTGATGGACGAGCTGAGCCTGAACATTTTGAAGGCAGCATTGGACAGTTCCAAGAAGCGTACAATTTGCTGGAACACAGATAGCCGCATGTTGCGTCAAGAAGGTGTGCCGGACAAGTTTGAGTTCAAGGGTAGTGCAATCTTCATTACCAACATCAAGTTTGAGAACGTGCGTTCTGCAAAACTCAAGGATCACTTGGGTGCATTGGAAAGCCGTTGTCACTATCTGGATTTGACATTGGATACCACACGTGACAAAATGTTGCGCATCAAACAAATTATGATGGACGGTATGCTGGATGCATACGACTTTGCAGAAGGCGCCAAAGAAGAACTGTACGAGTACGTGGATGCCAACAAAGAAAAATTGCGCGAGTTGAGCCTGCGTACAGTTATTAAAATTGCAGACTTGAAGAAAATGGTTGGCGAAGGCACTGACAAGTGGAAGCGTTTGGCAGAGACCACTGTTATGAAGCGTGAGGCATAATGTGAGGAACTTGGTTATTGCTCGTATTACAGAGCTTTGGAAAAGTTACCATATACTTGAGCTTGACTTGACTTTAAACGAGTTACCAAATCTAAGCAATGCAGAGCTACTTGAAGTTCTAGAAGAAATGATTGCGATTACTATGGAGTACGAAGGAGAATGACATGGCTTACAACAATGGAAACCAGTACGATCAAGAAGCAGAGTATGCCAAAAAGTCTACTGTAGAATTAATTGCCATCCGTACTCAGTTTGAGTTGGCAGTAATTAATCATCCGCAAGGCCCTAAAATGTTCAATGAACATCTGGAATGGGTCAAAATGAAAATTGCAGAACGAATTGGAAGGAAATAAAATGCGTAAGATGGCAACCATTAGAAAGATTGATGCCCTGCGCCCAATTGAAGGTGCAGATGCAATCGAGTGCGCTATTGTTGGCGGCTGGACAGTCGTGGTCAAGAAGGGCGAATACACTGCTGGTGATCTTGCAGTGTATTGCGAAATCGATAGCTTCATCCCTACTGCCATTGCACCGTTCCTGACCAAGCCAGACAACTACCCCAAAGTGTTTGAAGGCGTGGAAGGCGAACGCCTACGTACTATGAAGCTTCGTGGTCAACTGAGTCAAGGCCTGCTGTTGCCTCTTGATGTTCTTCCTGCCGATGATGATTTCAACGGAGCATGGACCGAAGGGGAAGATGTTTCGGAACTACTTGGAATTGTCAAGTATGAAGCACCTGTGCCCGCGGCTCTTGCCGGTGAAGTCAAGGGCATGTTCCCTTCGCGTATTCCAAAGACTGATCAAGAGCGAGTT